TGTCACCAGTTTCTGCTTCAATTGAATCTACTGGAGTCATGACTGTTAACTGGGTTACTCCGCTATTCTATAATTATGACGGAACATCAAGTGCGGTAGTTGAAGATCCTGTTACTGGAGTAACAGTTTCAAATTCAGCATCAGTTGTTCAGCACAATCATTCTTTAAATAGTCGAACTCATGATACGGATGTTTTTGTTCAATTTTCTTCTGGATCAGCTATGCAAGATTTTGGATATTTTGGAAGAGTTCCAGATGATACGGCTAGAATCTTAGTACCAACTACATCTGCATCGGTAAGAGTAATAGGAACAGTTGCTACTAAAAATATTCCTCAGCCTTATACTTTTGATACTGCCCTAGAATATGGACAAAGATTTAATGAATACATTGGGCTTTCTGCATCAACTCAAGGAACTTTTGACTTGTTTAAAATTTTTGACACAGGAATTGCAAGGCTTCCTGTAAGTGCTTCTGTCTCTGGTTCTACAAGCTTTGTAAGTAGCCCTACTACCGTTTCAATACTTAGCAAGGGAGACCTTGTAGCTTTAGGTTCAGTTTTTACCGCTAGTAGCATCTCGTAACCTGATATAATTAACTAGGAGAAAAAATGGCACAAATTGAATTACCAGATAGAGGTCAACCACTTGACATATCTTATTTGTTTAGAATAGCTCAAGAAATAAATAGGGTTTCAGAGCTAGTTGCTAGTAGTTTTTCAAAAATTAAATATAGAGATACTTCTACACCATCTCAAACATCAACATCAAATTTAGTATTTTATGCAGAAACTTTAAAAATTGTTGATGGAAATCTTTCTGTGCAGTCAAACACCCCAGCAACTTTTGACTATTCTGGTATCTTTAAAACAACTCCAGTAGTAGTTTGCTCAGTAACTGCTGTAACTGGTGTTTCAGCCCTATATTCAGTGCTAGACGGTGTAACGCAAAATGGTTGCAATGTTAAAGTTTTTTCTTCTGCAACTAGTGGTGCTTTTAATGCTGATGTATCAATCATAGCAATAGGTGAAAGAATTAGCTCTTAGGCAGGTAATATGTCTCAACCACAGGATAAAATAAATCCTTGCAAAAAAATATTCTTTGTTAACAAAGAGCTTGTAAAAGTTTTTCACATAAACAAAAGCAGTAACATTGTTAATTTTTATAATGTAACACAGGGTAAAGAACAGAGTATGCTCTATTCTGATTTTAAGAAACATAGAAAAAGAGCCTATACAATTGCAAATACTGCAAGAATTTTAAATAGATCAAGAGTACAGTTTCAAAGAATAATTGCCAAGGGCTTGATTCCTGAGCCAATTGGTGATAGTCTTGGTGGAGAAAGAGGTTTTCAAATTAATGCTTATTATTCTGAAGACCACATTTTTGAAATTAGAGATATTATGGCAACTATACATGGTGGTAGACCAAGAAAAGATGGTAAGATTACCCCTAGAAACGTACTAACAGAGCAAGACTTGCGTTCTAGAATGGGAGATGCTATAATGCTTTATACGAAGACATCGGATGGGCGTTTCATTCCGACTTGGCAAGAAGAGACATGGTAGGAGACCAAAATGTCAGAAACAACACAGACTTTGTTCGTAATGGAGAAAATACAGATCAGGCTCTTGACAGGGTTTATGAATTTGTAGAAAACAAAGTTATTCAAAAGGTTGAAGAAGCTAAGAAAGAACTAGAGGACTAGTGGCGGATAAGAAAGATCGCTTTGCACTAATATCTAGATATAAAAAAATAATAAAAGAAAAAAACTTAAAAGAAGAAAACATAAATATCCATATTCAGCAATGGGCTGCAGACTCGTTGATTGAATCATACGGTATAGAGCAAAGTTATGATCTAATTGAATACTACGTCAGCGTGTCTGCATCTCCAACTTGGAAATGGTTGGTGAATAATGCTGATAAAATTTATGATGCAAAAAGAATTAAAGAAGAAGATGATGTAGCTAGAAAGCTACTTAGGGAACAAGCAAAGGAATGGCTAAATAGATAATGTCTGATTTAGAAGCAAAGGTACTATCTGCAGTTTTAAATGATAAGCAAATTCATGTGCTATTTCAGGCAAACCCAGATACTTTGTTTAGAACTCATAAAGACGTTTGGGATTTTGTAAAGAATTATTATGAGCAAAATTCAACCGTTCCAACACAGTCACTTCTGGTAGAAAAGTTTAGAGACTTTCAACCAATAGGTGAAATTGGTACAACAAAGCATCACTTAGAAGAGTTGAGAATTCAGTTCCTTGAAGACCATTTAAGAAATGCACTAATGACTAGTGCAAAACAACTAAATGATCATCAACCAATTGAAGCTCTTAATTCAATAATTTCAAAGACATCTGATCTTAAAAGAATTAGTTCTGATGTAAGAGATATTGATGCAACAGATGTAGAAGATGCTTCTGCACATTTTACACACATTAAGGAGTTAAGTGAAAAAGGTATACATGGCGTTAGAACAAATCTTGCAGGTTTTGATAACTATCTACCTGGTGGTATTGCTCCTGGTCAGTTTGGCATACTTCTTGCTTATCCTGCCATTGGTAAGTCTTGGCTCGCTATTTTTATGGCTGTACAAGCGTGGAAAGCTGGCAAGAAACCGTTAATAGTTTCTCTTGAAATGACAGAGAAAGAAGTAAGAAATCGTGTCTATACAATTATGGCTGAAGGATATTTCTCTCATAGAAAATTAAGTGCAGGTATGATTGACATTGAAGGGTTTGAAAACTGGGCTAAGCAACATCTTAAAGATAAGCCACCCTTTTATATCATTTCTAATGACGGTCTTGCAGACGTATCTCCCTCAGTTATTAGAGGCAAGATAGACCAGTATTCTCCAGACGTTGTGTTTGTTGACTATATTCAGTTGATGAATTCAAATCAAGGAAATGATAATGAAGTTGTAAAGATTAAAAATATTTCTAGAGAACTAAAGGTTCTTGCAATTTCTTCCCAAGTTCCAATTGTTGCAATTGCTTCTGCTACTCCTGATGATGCTACAGATATGAATAGCGTTCCTTCACTTGGTCAGGTTGCTTGGTCAAAGCAGTTGGCATACGATGCTGACTGGGTTTTAGCTCTTGGTCGTGCAACTGGAAGCACAATTCTTGAATGTATCTTTAGAAAAAACCGTCATGGATTTTGTGGAGAGTTCATGGTAGATATTGATTTTGACTCAGGTCGCTTTATTTATAAGGATTTTGAATAAAACTAGTTAATTCCATTGATATAATTGATGGTATGTACGCTCATAAGTCAATAAAAAGATTTAGCCTTGATGGTGAAATTTATGATGATTCCCATATCATAAGACTTAAAGAGCAGTACTACAGCATGATTGTCGCTGGAATGAGGTCAGATGGATATGTTCCAAGATATGACATTGACACAGACTTTACAATTAGTTATAATGGTAAGACATTTAATTTTGAAATATCAATATACGGCGTATATGTAGGAAAGAGAACAGCAGAGTGTATAGCAGGGATAGACAGAAACAAGCCAGTGATGGCTTCTTCTACTCAGAAGATCAAGTCAGAAGAAGTCTGCTAACTGCAGGTATTGATGTAGTCTACGAAGTAGAATCTGACTTCATAATCTTTTGTCCCTATCATAATAATTACAGATCTCCTGCTGCAGAAATTTCAAAAGAAAGCGGATTATTTTATTGCTTTGGATGTCAAGAGTCTCATTCTTTAGTTGAAGTAATAATGCATGTAACTAAAAGATCATACTTTGAATCTGCAAGAATGATTGATTCTAAATCAGACAATGTTAATTTTATAGAGGCTCTTGAGTCTAAGCTTGATAAAAAACCAGAGTTCTTAGAGTTTGATAATGAATTAATTAAAAGACTAAATCAATCTGCTTTAAATTCACAAAGGGCTGCACAATACTACCTTGGTAGAGGAATCACAAAAGAAAGTGTTGAAAAGTATCTACTTGGATACTCTGAAAGTCAAGACATGGTTACAATACCAGTACACTCTCCTGATGGCATGTGTTTAGGATTTGTAGGAAGGTCTGTAGAGGGAAAAGAATTTAAGAACACTCCAGGGCTTCCAAAAGCAAAGACAATGTTTAATCTGTTTAGAGCAAAAAGGTTTGATAAAGTTTTTGTAGTAGAGTCATCCTTTGATGCAATACGCTTAGAACAGGTAGGGGCACACGCTGTAGCCACTTTGGGAGCTTCTGTGTCAGGTAAACAGAGGGAACTGTTAAAACAGTATTTTAATAATGTAATAGTTTTAGGAGATAATGATGATGCAGGAAGAGAGATGGCTAAGAAACTCTCTAACATCCTTGGATCAAGTGCAACAAATGCAAGTCTTCCAGAATCAGTAAAAGATGTATCAGAACTATCTGATGATGAATTAAAAAAGTTTGTGTCACAGTTTGACGATCTTATAGCAAATGTGTTACAATAGATAAATCGTCCACATATAGGACAAATATTAGGAGAAATATTATGGCAATTGTAAAAGGGCTAAAGAATATCGAAGCAATGCTAGATAAGCCAAAGTTTGAAAATAATGGTCCACGAGTAACGTGGCTAAAACTAGAAGATAATCAGAGTGTATCCGTTCGTTTTGTAAACGAGCTTGATGGAGACTCCCCAAGTTATGACGAAAAGAATGGTCTAGCCATTGTTGTTTCTGAGCATACAAACCCAAAGGACTATAAGCGTAAGGCAGCATGTTCTGCCGAAAGCGAAGGTCGTTGCTTTGGTTGTGAAATGCATAGAAAGGATATGAAGGCTGGATGGAGATCTCGTCTACGTTTCTACATTAATGTATTAGTTGATGATGGTGCAAACGATCCATACATTGCTGTGTGGAGTATGGGTGTAGCAAAGTCTGCAACATTTGATACAATTCGTGAGTATGTTCAAGATTCACAAAGTCTTTCTAACATGACGTGGAAGCTAAAGCGAAATGGAAAAGGAACTGAGACAACTTATATTCTAATTCCAATTAAGCAAGATGAAGAAAAGTTTGACTGGTCTAAGTTTGAAATTCCAGACCTTGAAGCTGTTGTAAGAGAAGTTCCTTATGCAGAGCAAGAATCATTCTTTCTTGGCTTTGACAATCCATCTGTATCAACTTCTGTAGATTGGTAATCGTGGTGGGGGAGAGATACTCCCCCACCCTATCTAACTGAAAGGTTAAAATGACTTACGTTCCATTACACGTTCACACACACTACTCACTTATGGATGGTGTAGCAACTCCAGAAGAGTATGCAAAACGTGCAGCTGAAATTGGATTATCAGCAATTGCAATAACTGACCATGGTGTTCTATCTGGTCACAGACCTATGTACAGGGCTGCAAAAGCAAATGGCATTAAGCCAATTCTGGGTATTGAAGGATATATAACCGCAGATAGATTTGATAATAGAGATAAGTCTGAAAGAACAGATCCATTGGATATGGTTTATAACCACATTGTTCTTCTTGCAAAAAATGACAAGGGCTTAGAAAATTTAAATAAACTTAACGAACTTGCTTGGACTGAAGGATACTATAGAAAACCAAGAATTGACTTTGAAATTTTATCAAAGTATAAAGAGGGTGTAATAGTTTTATCAGCTTGCATGAGTGGACTTCTAGCAAAAGCAATTGAGCATAAAGAGTATGCTGTTGCAAAGAAGCATATGACCTGGTTTAAAGAAACCTTTGGTGATGATTTTTATGTAGAAGTTATGCCACATAACTCTGCAGAATTAAATAAAGAACTTTTAGAAATGGCTGACATTTATGATGTCAAAGCTGTAGTAACTCCTGACTGCCACCACTCTGACAAGAGTCAAAAGGTAATTCAGGAAATGATGTTACTTTTAAATACACACGCAAAGCTTAACAAGGAAGCTACTTTTGACAAGGCTTCAAAAATTGAAGACCCTATGAAGAGACTTGACTATTTATATGGTGAAGATAGAATGATGTCTTTTAGAAGTTTTGATATTCACTTGCTTTCATATGAAGAAATTAAAACAGCAATGCAACAACAGGGAATCAAGCGTGAAGACATCTATGAAAATACTGTTGAGATTGCAAACAAGGTAGAAGAATATACTATTAAGAGTAATCTAGATCTTCTTCCAATAAAGGTTGAAAATCCAAATGAAGAACTTCTTGCACTTGCATCTAGAGGACTTGTGTTAAAAGGTCTTTCTGAGAATAAAGAATATCTTGATAGATTAAATTTAGAACTTGATGTTATTAAAAGTAAAAACTTCTCACCCTATTTTTTGGTTGTTCATAATATGCTTAACTGGGCAAAAGATCAGGGCATCATGGTTGGTCCAGGTCGTGGTTCAGCAGCAGGTTCTTTGGTCTGCTATGCACTAGGTATTACAGAAATTGATCCAATTGAATATGGTCTATTGTTTTTCCGTTTTATTAATCCAGACAGAGATGATTTCCCCGATATTGATTCTGACATTGCAGACGATAGACGAGATGAAGTAAAGGCATACCTTGAACGTGAGTATAAGAACGTTGCATCTATTGCTACTTTCCTTGCATTTAAAGATAAGGGAGTTGTAAGAGATGTTGCCAGAGCATTTAACATTCCTCTTAATGATGTCAATAAAGTTCTTAAGGGCGTAGATAGCTGGGATGATTTTACAAGATCGGCTAATGCTCAATGGTTTAGAATGAAGTATCCTGAAATTGTTAAGTATGGAGAGCAGCTTCGTGGAAGAATTCGTGGAACTGGTATTCATGCTGCAGGTGTGGTTACTGCAAAAGATTCAATCTTTAAGTATGCCCCACTTGAAACACGAATTGCACCAGGAAGTAAGGAAAGAATTCCAGTAGTTGCAGTAGACATGGAAGAGGCTGCAGAGATTGGTCTTATTAAACTTGACGTACTTGGTTTGAAAACTTTGACTGTAATTGATCAGACTATTAAAACAATTAAAGAACGTCACGGTACAGACATAGTTCTTAAGCAGATACCTCTAAATGATAAAAAAGTCTTTGAGATGCTCTCTGAGGGGCGTACAAAGGGTGTTTTTCAGTGTGAAGCAACCCCTTATACAAACCTTTTGGTTAAAATGAGAGTTAGTAACTTTGATGAACTTGTTGCATCTAATGCTCTTGTTCGCCCAGGTGCTATGAATACTATTGGTAAGTCTTACATTGCTCGTAAGCATGGTAGAGAAATGGTTGAATATATTCATCCCTCTATGAATGATTACCTAAAGGATACTTATGGATGTGTATTGTATCAGGAACAGGTTATGCAAGCTTGTGTTGTACTTGGCGGAATGACAATGGTTGAGGCTGACAAGGTTCGTAAGATTATTGGAAAGAAGAAAGATGCTAAAGAGTTTGACATCTTTAAAGATAAGTTTGTTAGCAATGCAGAGAAGCATATTGGTATTAGAGCAAAAGATCTTTGGCATGACTTTGAAGCACACGCAGGTTATTCTTTTAACAAGTCTCACGCTGTTGCATACTCAACACTTTCTTACTGGACTGCTTGGTTAAAGTATCACTACCCAATTGAATTTATGTTTTCTCTTTTAAAGAGCGAAAAAGATAGCGATGCTCGTACAGAGTATTTAATTGAATCAAAGCGTATGGGGATATCTTTAAAGCTTCCACACATTAACGAATCTGACTCAGACTTTAAGATTGAGGGCAAGGGTATTAGGTTTGGTCTTGCTGCTATCAAGTGGCTTTCTGAAGGAGTTGCAGGTAAAATTATTGCAGGTAGACCTTTTGAATCTAAAGAACAGTTTAAAAGCTTTGCAATTAAAAAGGGAAGTGGAATTAATTCAAGAGCAGTCGAAGCACTAGATTTAATTGGTGCTTTAACTTTTGAAGATAATCCTAGAGATGAAGTAAAGGTAAGAGATAACCTTTATGAATATCTGAATCTTCCTGAATTAAATACAAGTGTCCCACAACATTATTATGCATACATAGATCTTGTAGAGGACTTTGATGAACAAGGTGTCTTTGTACTTCTTGGTATTGCAAAAAATATTAAACGTGGCAAGGGATGGTCAAGAGTAGAAATTATGGACTCTACTGGAGTAATTGGAATTTTTGATGAAGAAGAAACTAAGATAGAGCCAGGAAGAACTTATTTAATTCTTTCAGGTGCAAATAGAATTTCTGAAGCTATTCCAATTGATGAATTAAAAGAGCATAAAGAAAATCCACTTATAAAGTTTTTAAACTATAAGCAGATTCCGTTTGCAAATGACGAACACTTTGTGCTATCATTTACTCCTAGAGTTACTAAGGCTGGAAAAAGAATGGCTAACATGATTGTTGCTGATAGTTCAAGAGATATGACTGCTGTAATGGTATTCCCAACTATGTTTTCCACAGGATATATGAAGTGTCAACCTGGAAAAGTAACAAAGATTAATTTTGGTGAAACAAAAGAAGGAACTATTACATTGAAGGAAGTATTATAATGGCTATCGTAATTGATGAATTTGCAGCAGTGCTACATGCAAACGCAAGGGACAAAGGTTTCTGGGATGAAAACAATGGAACCATATTCTATCTAAAACAACTTGCAATGGTGCACTCAGAAGTGTCTGAGGTGCTTGAGGCAATACGCAAGGAGAAGGGTGATGATCAGGTGGTGGAAGAACTAGCTGACATTATTATTAGAGTCTTAGATCTGTATGCTGGTTTAGTTAGAGATGGATATACTTCTATATCTCTTGAAGAGTCTTTGAAAAATAAGGCTAAGATAAACACGGAACGTCCAAAGATGCATGGTGTTCTAGCATGAGTAAAATAGACTTAGATGACTTCTTATCTCAACTAGATCCAAAGTTGCGTAAAAAGATTACAAGTGGGAATACTATTGAAATAACTAAGCAAAAGACACCTAGTATTAGTTTAAACAATGCACTCAAGGGTGGCTTTGGCTATGGTCGTCAAGTACTTATCTGGGGAAATAAATCTGCAGGAAAGTCTTCATTTTGTTTACAGATGATTGCTGATGCTCAAAAGGATGGAAAGGTCTGTGCCTGGATTGATGCAGAAGCATCTTTTGATCCAGAATGGGCAAGAAAACTTGGAGTAGATGTAGATCAACTAATTTATTCAAATGCTAGAAGCATGAATGAAATGGTAGATGTTGGAGTCCAGTTAATGAAAGCTGGAGTAGATATTCTAATTGTTGACTCTATTTCTGCACTTCTTCCTGCTATCTATTTTGAAAAAGATTCAGAAGAATTAAAGCAGTTAGAAAATACTAAGCAGATTGGTGCAGAGGCAAGAGATATGACCAATGCAGTAAAGATGCTTAACTATGCAAACAACAATGACAAGCCAACTTTACTTGTTTTAATTTCCCAACAACGAAACAATATTGGTGCAATGTTTGCTTCTCATCAACCAACTGGTGGACACGCTGTTAAATTTTTTAGTAGCACCATTGTAAAACTTTGGTCAAGCGAGTCAGACAATCAAGCAATCAAGGGAAAGATAGTTTCAGGAGACAAGGTTATTGAGTCTAAGATTGGTCGTGTAGTAAACTGGCACGTTGATTTTAATAAAACTGGTCCAGCCTTTGTTGCAGGTTCATATGACTTCTACTTTGATGGAGAAGGATCTATGGGTGTAGATAAAATTGCAGACCTAGTTGATACTGCAGAGTTGGTTGGTGCAATCCAAAAGGGTGGTGCTTGGTATACCGTAGGAGAAGAAAGACTTCAGGGTAGAGCAAAGGTAATTGACTGGCTAAAAGAGGATCCAAAAAGAGTTGCAGACCTAGAGGCAAAACTAAATGTATAAAGATTTCTCTGAGTATAGAGGAAAGTTTTTCTGCCATACCTGCAAAGAGCCAGTGCTAATTGCAAGGTTCTACAAACACACAACTATGGATCTAACTTGGCTTTGTTCCAAGAAGCATCTTTCAAAAGTAAGCCTAGATATAAAGGGTTATTAATGAGTGAACGTGGAGAGTTAAAAAGAGCAGGTATGAAGGCTCACAAGAATTCTGGTAGAGGTGCAGTTAAGGCTGATGGTAGCGATGATGAATTTGTTGTAGATGTAAAAGAATATAGCAAATCATTTTCTATTAGTCAGGACAACTGGGCTAAGATTGTTACTGATACTTTAAAAGTAGATAGGTCAAAAAATCCAGTCCTTATGCTAGTAATTGGCGAGGGTAATAAAAAAGTTAGACTTGCCGTTATTGAATGGGAAGTGTTTGAAGAATTGAGGAATAATGGAAACAACAGTTGATTTATTAAATCAGGTAAATGGGTTTAATGAAATATCAGAACACATGCAAGATGAAGAATTAACACAAACCTTAGCACTAGTTGCTAAGTTAATTTCTAAGCCAGACGTTCCAGCATCAGTTGGTGTTGAACTAATTGTAAAACTACAGGCATACTCTGCTAAATTTGCAATGCTCGCTTCCTGGTATACTAATGTTAAGAAAGATGAACGAGCAAAGAAAAATATATACTATTCAGCTAAAGAAGCAACGGATAGACTAGTGGACGCATTAAAATATGCAGTTAGGATTAACAATGGCTAAGAGCCTTATTAACAAGTTGGTTGAAAAACCAAAGAAGAGCGAAGAGAATTTAATTGATAGTCAAGCAATTGTTGACAAGATTAAAGAGGGATACGCCTTACAAAGAAAGGCATCTTTCAAAAAGAGAGATAGCTTTACCCCATCAACACTAACCTATGGTGCAGGTAAGTGTCCAAGATTTTGGTATTTATGGTTTGAAGGAAATGAATCAGATGTAAAGACTGACTGGTATTCAGTTGCAAATATGGACAGTGGTACTGACCGTCATGGTCGTATTGAAAAAGCTATGGAGTCTGCAGGAATTCTTGTTACTAATGAAGAAAGGCTATCTTATCAAGACCCACCTATCTCTGGTAGAACAGATGCAATTATTAAGTGGAATGATATGGATATTCTTACTGAAATTAAAACACTTAATGAAGATTCTTTTCACTATTTAAATGTTAAGGGTGAAGCAAGAAAGTATCACGTTGAACAGCTTTTAATTTATATGAAGATTCTTAAGAAGAGCTTTGCATTCCTTGTTTATGAATCAAAAAATAGTCACGAGCTATCTTTGTTCCCAGTTAAACTAACTGATCATTACAAGAACTTTATTAATTACTTTTTTGATTGGATGAGAGAAGTAAAGAAAGCATCTGACGATGGTCTTCTTCCTGAAAATCCTTACCGTTCAAACTCTAAAGTTTGTAAAGGTTGTGATTTCGAAACAGTCTGTCGTACAAAGCCAAAGGGTGACATAAAAATAGCACCAAGGAAAGACCTTGAGTAAATTTTGTAAGCTATGCGATAATCATTTTGAAAGCAATAATAAGAATCAAATATATTGCTCACCTGAATGCAGGGCAACTGCAACTAAGGAAAAGATTATGCAAAGATACAAGGTTTCAAAGGTCAAGTCTCGTGCTAATAAGTCAAGAAAATGTGCTGGTGGATGTGGTATAGAAATTAGTATTTATAATGATATTGGATTTTGTAATAGTTGTATGATGAGTAAAAGAAAACTTGATCAAACTCTTAAAGATATAAAAGGATTTTTTGATTATGAGCAAAACTAGTTGGAAAGATATTGGTAAACCAAAAAGATTTATCTCAATAGATGCTTCTTCTACTTCTGCTGCCTTTGCAATATTTGAAAACAATGAGTTGGTAAAGTTTGGAAAAGTTAATTTTACTGGAAATGATCATTATAAAAAAGCTGGAGATGCTTGTAAAAAACTTACTCCACTCTTTAAAGATTTTGATGTTCAGGCAGTAGTAATTGAAAATACTATTTTTGCAAATTCTCCAAAGACATCAATGCAGTTAGCCCTTGCACAAGGAGCAATTGTTAGTGCAGCGTATATCAATGGCGTAAAAGACATATATCCTTGCGTACCAGTTGCCTGGCAGAACTGGATTGGCAACAAGGTTTTAACAAAGGATGAAAAGCTTGAACTAAAAAAGCAAACTCCTGGAAAGTCAGAATCTTGGTATAAAGGAAAAGAAAGAGAGTTTAGAAAGAATAGAACTATTAGACTTGTTAACATAGAATTTATGACTGATGTAGATGACAATGATGTTGCAGATGCAATTGCTATTGGCTGGTATGCAACAAATAATTGGAATAAGATAACTAAACTTGACTTATAAAGGATATAATGATACTATGAAAATGTATGCTAACGAAAACTGGTTAAGAAAAAGATTCTTAATGGATAAAAAATCTCCAGAAGATATTGCAAAAGAATGTGGTGTCTCTGTTGAAACTATTTATGTATACCTTGGAAAATTTGGATTAAGAAAAAGCAGGAGAAAATAATGGCTGAATACCCGTCACAACTTTTTACAGATAAGAATGAAGAAAAGATTAAGAAGATTCTTGAGCTTTCTAAGACTGCCCCAGCTGGATACAATATTCTTGCTGCCTGTTTAGAGATTACAGAAATGTTACTAGAAAAAAATGTAGCATACGGTAACTCTGCACTCAATCCTATCCGCATCTTTAGCAACGCAGACGATATGGAACAACTAAATGTTCGTATTGATGATAAGTTAAATAGAATTAAAAACAAAAAGTTGTATGCAGGAGATAATGATGAAGACGATCTTATTGGATACCTATTACTAAAGAAGGCTAAAAAACGTGGCTAAAAGAAAGATAGTTTACTTAGATCGTTTTGAAAGAAAGTTTTCAATGGTTACTGATACTGGTCACGAAGTCAATAAAGGTGATCTAATTAAGATTGTTGGAGAGCATGGGGCTACCTTTAAGTTTCAATGTCTAGTAAAAAACCCTGAGAATGGTGTAGAATGGATAGACTGCTTTCAAATGCTGAAGGATACATCTGGACCAACTAGGTCTTTTTATCCTGACAACTAGGTCTTTTTATCCTGACAGAGTTAAGGCAGTAAAGAAAAGAGGTAAGCGTGTCAAGCGAAGCAGCGTTAGTTAATCATTTAGACCTTGTAAACAAGGTTGCATCAGAGTACCTAAAAGGATCTGATGCTTCAGAGATTTCAAAAATACTAAACATTCCAAGAGTGAAAGTTACTGAGCTTCTCACTGACTGGAGAGTTATGGCTGCCAACAATCAGGCAATCCATGCTCGTGCAAAAGAAGCCCTTGCTGGTGCAGACCAACACTTTTCATCTTTAATTAAAAAAGCATATGAAGTTATTGACTCTGCAGATACTACTGCAAACTTAACCGCTAAGACAACATCTATTAAACTTATTGCTGACATTGAAAGTAAGAGACTTGAAATGTTGCAAAAAGCAGGTCTGCTTGATAATCAAGAACTTGCTGATGAACTTTTAGAAACAGAAAGAAAGCAAGAAATTCTTATTTCAATTCTTAAAGAAGTAACTTCATCCTGTGAATCTTGTAGACCAAAAGTTTTAACAAAACTTTCTCAAGTTAATGAGGGTGGGGTAGTTTTAATTGACAATTGATATTAGTGACTTTATGGAGGCTCTTGATGAGTCACCATTTTCAGAAACCCCAGTTGACGTTGTAACATTTGTTACAGGTGAAAAATATTTAAACCAACCAGACTTGTCAGAGTATCAATATACTCTTGTAGAATGCATGAGCCAAATCTATCAAGAAAAAGACATCATTAGATATATGGGTGAAGAAGCTGGTAAAGAACATTATAAAAAATATACTAAAAGTGAAATCATTATGCAGCTTGGAAAAGGCAGCGGAAAAGATTATACTTCTACCGTTGGATGTTCATACTTAGTTTACAAACTATTATGCTTAAAAGATCCTTCAAGATATTTTGGAAAGCCATCTAACGATGCTATTGATATTATGAATGTTGCTATCAATGCACAACAGGCTAAGAATGTTTTCTTTAAAGGATTTAGAAGTAAGATAGAAGGCTCCCCTTGGTTTGCAGGAAAGTTTTCTGCACCAAAAATTGATAGCATTGAATTTGATAAAGCAATCACGGTATACTCTGGACACTCTGAAAGAGAGTCTGCAGAAGGATTGAACCTCATGTTAGCAATCCTTGATGAGATTTCAGGATTTGCCATGGAGTCTGCAAGTGGAAACGATCATGCTAAAACAGCTGACAATATCTATAAAGCATTTCGTGGATCTGTTGACTCACGTTTTCCAGACTTTGGTAAAGTTGTACTACTTTCATTTCCTCGTTTTAAGGGTGACTTTATTTCAACAAGGTATGAAGATGTTATTGCAGAAAAAGAAACCATTGTAAGATCTCATGAGTTTATTTTAAACCCTGCCCTATCAGAAGATGATCCTCAAAATAAGTTTACTGTTGAATGGGATGAAGACCACATTAACTCCTACAAACTTCCTGGAGTCTTTGCACTTAAAAGACCAACTTGGGAAATTAATCCTACAAGAAAAATTGAAGACTTTAAGTTAGCATTCTTTACAGATATGCCAGATGCATTGATGCGTTTTGCTTGTATGCCAACTACCTCATCTGATGCATTCTTTAAGAATAGAGAAAAACTTGGTATGGCTTTTAAAAAGCATAATCCAATTGACGTTTCTAAAAGAGTAGAAGAATCATTTCAGCCAGACCCAGATACCACATACTATGTCCACGCTGACCTTGCACAAAAGCACGATAAGTGTGCTGTATCTATTGCCCACATTGATAAGTGGGTAAGTCTGCAATCATTTAATGACTACCAACAGATTGTCCCATTTGTTGTGGTTGATGCAATTGTTTACTGGGAGCCTAAAAAAGAAGGTCCAGTAGATTTATCAGAAGTAAAGAATTGGATTATTAATCTAAGAAGGCTTGGTTTTAATTTAGGACTCGTAACCTTTGACCGTTGGAACTCTTTTGACATTCAAAGAGACTTAAGCAGTGTTGGAATAAAAACAGAAACTCTTTCAGTAGCTAAAAAACATTATGAAGACCTGTCAATGCTTGTTTATGAAGAAAGAATAGTGTTGCCTCAAATAGATTTATTACTTGAAGAAATGCAGGAACTTAGAATTATGAACAATAACAGAGTAGACCACCCTAGAAAGAAGTCTAAGGACTTAGCTGATGCTATGTGTGGATCTGTTTACAATGCAATTAGCCATACAAGAAGAGAAAAAATTCAGGAAGTAGAGATTCACACCTATCAATCTCGTCCAAAAGTTGACAAGGAAGATGAAAAGATGGTAAAATCTAAGCCTGAGATGACAGAAGATATTAAAGAATATCTTATGAACTTTAATTTAATTTAGTAGAAATGGAATATTGATTTATGAAGGAATATCTATCAGGTAATGACATTTGCTTTGACGATATATTAATGGTTCCACAATACTCAGAGGTTGTAAGTAGGTCTTCTGTAGATTTTAAAATGCCTATTGGTGGAAATACTTGGTTAGATTTGCCAGTAATAGCATCCCCTATGGATACAGTTTGTGAAAAAGATATGGCAATTGCTATTGCTGAATCTGGTGGAATTGGA